GTTGGCGTTGTTGCAGAACGGCGTCTGGTTCGAGTCCTGTCACCGGGTCCAAGTCGAGACGTGCCCCTATCGCACAATCGCCTGTGTTGCTATGAGACAGTAGTCTTGTAACGGCAGCAGGAACTAACAGCCAGCCGTGAGGCTCGCAGATAGGACGAACGATGGAGATGTAGGCTTCTGGTGAAGCTGCGTGGCTGTCTACCACGCCAGGCGAGTTCGATCCTCGTCATCTCCGCCATACATGGGTCGTAAACCAGCCAGGGTGCTGGGACCGCTTCGAAAGCGATTCGTGCCGAGAGGCATGGGATTCGAGTTCTCTGCGACCCGCCAAGTTTGCGTTGGATGTCGTGCATGGTGCGCACGTTAAGAGAAGCCCCCGGGATCGCCGGCTGATCGTCTGAAGAATTACTCCTCTGACGCAAAACCTTCAACAATCGGGTATGAGACTGCTAGGTGTGGTTGCGGCGTTGTCAGCGCCGAGATAGACGGGTTCGAATCCCGTATGCCCGACCAAATAACGCGGAAGCCCTGACAGGCGACCACGGGGTACTGGACTCCCTAAGCGTCCAGCGTAAGGTTGGGAGCAATCGTGTCAGCGACCTCCTGCAGCACCCACTGCTTCGGTACGAAACCCGAGCCTCTTTGCCGCTGTAGCTTAACTGGAGAAAGCAGCCGTTTCCTAAACGGCTAGATGTGGGCTCGAATCCCGCCAGCGGCTCCAACGGGTAGTAATCCAGCCAGGGCGCTGGTGCCGGTTGCTAACCGGTTAGCTCCTTCGAGGAGTGTGGTTCGAGTCCACTGCTACCCGCCACTCTTTCATGATGCTCTCAGGTGATCTATGTTCGACTTCCTCAAGAACCTGTTCCGTCGCAACAAGCCCAAGGCTGTTGATCGCCGCGTCTCCAACTCGTTCGCTGCTCAGCCAGTCGTACCTCGTGTCGTCCCGGTGGGAAGCAATCAGGTGAAGAAGCCGCTGGAAGTGCCTCCCAAACGCACCCAAGCCAACAACGTGCCGTCCAGCAGCGCTGGTTACTACGCACCGCGTCGCGATGATTCCGGCTTCGATCCACTCGGCGACGCCCTCCTCCTCGGAGCCGTCCTGAGCACGACCAACCTGGGTGGCGAGACTACCTGGCAACCGGCTCCTGAGCCATCCTGGTCCGGTGATGGTGGTTCCTCGGGTGGCGCTGGTGCCTCCGGCTCCTGGGAAGCCCCGGTCAGTACGCCTGACCCGACCCCGAGCTACTCGGCTCCCGAGCCGTCCTACAGCTCGCCCAGCTACGATCCGCCGAGCTACAGCAGCCCTTCGTATGACAGTTCGTCATATGACTCCGGTTCCTCCTACGACAGCGGGTCGTCCAGTTCCTTCTCCATGGACTAAACGCCCCCGCGTGGACGGCTTCAGGTCTTCTAAGCCAAGAAGTGAGGGTTCGACTCCTTCCGGGGGATCCAACTGAAAAGCCCCGCCGATCAGCGACTTAGCTGCGGCGGGGCTTCTGTGCATGGACCTTCTATACGCCGTCGAAACTTTTTCTTTACGCGGTCTTTACTTCGCCCCACACTTGGCGTACAGTTCTCCGGGTCGGGCTACAAAGCCTTACATCTCTCTACACCTAGCCGGGCGTCGTACTCGCGACGGAGGTAGGTACGGTGTAGAGCTCTGCAACAAACTCTACCACTGCTCTCCGATCCGCCAGAAACATTGGATTTCTGACGCGGCATCGTACATCCCAACGTTCCACAAACATCTTCAATCGAATTGAGGCAAGCCCATGTCATCCCAGAAATCCAAGAAGTCCGATCAGGCGTTCGCTATCTTCAAGAAGCACATGCACCTGCGTGACTCCATGAAGCCGCGTGCCTTCAGGACGCTGGTTGTCGAAGAGATGTCCAAGGAACTGGGCGTGACCAACAAGGGTACGCTGGGCATGTACTTCGCATGGAGCCAGCAGGTCGTCGGCGGCAAGCCGCGTACCGTCTACAGCCGTGGCGACGGTGCTCGCCGTGCCAAGGGCGCCAACGATGTCCAGAAGCAGCAGGACGAGCTGAACAAGCTGATGATGGGCGTTGGTGCCAAGAAGAAGGCGGCGAAGAAGCAGGACGATGCTGAGGACGCCCCGTTCGTCCCGACTGGCTTCGGTCTGGGCAGCTTCGGCGCTCGTCTGTAACAGAAGAACCAACAATCAAGGAGTGTGACCATGAGTTTGCGTGAACGGCTTGATGCAAAGATCAAGCGCAATACGAGGTGGGGCGTGATCGGGCTGGTGGCGATGGTGTGGCTGTTCATCCTGTTCGTCGCACCGGGCTTCGCCATCTTCCTGGGGATCTTGGCGGCGCTGATCGTCGGCTTCACCTTCGCCTACCTGGAGGTCCAGGAAATCGATGATCAGTACAGCGAGATGAAGTCGATCATGCGCGACTTCGAGCAGGCGGAAGAAGCGTTGCCGACTTCGTACCTGCGTCGTGATTTGCCGAAGTCGCTGCGCGCCCTGAGCGAAATCCATGCATGGGCGTCCAAGCGCTTCTGGCGGCGCTGGCTGTACGACTGGGTCGAGAAGACCAGCGGGTTCAACGCCGAGTACCGCCGCGAGCACTTCCCCGAGCTGTACAGGTGATTGGACCCGGCAACGGGTAAAATGAGTTCCAACCGAGAGGAGCCTTGTGGCTCCTTTCGCGTTTCTGACAACCACAACAATAACAACGGAGACACATCCGTGTATTCTTTCCAAGACATCCGCGAAATGATGCACCCGCATCTGCGCGACAAGCCCGGCTACTACCTGCAGATCCAGAACGGTGACACCTTCGAGATCAGCTTCCACGTTCCGGGCGCTTCCCTCGAGAACACCCGCTGCCTGGTCAATGCCAACGAAGCACGCTGGGTCGATGAGACGACGTTTGAAGGCATGGCGTTCAACCTGCCGCTCGTCGAAGAGTTCCTGACCCTGAAGACCTGGACGATCAAGAACGGCATCTTCTGCGCTCTCCTGCAGTACACCAAGCCGAGCCGCTACAAATTCGAGCAGGCACCTGGCATGCCGCCTGAGCAGTACGCGGTCGTGAAGAACCCGCCGAGGGCACAGCAGGCAATCGTGGGCAACCCGAACGACAAGTTCGTCGTGCGCCAGGCTGGTCCAGCCGCGTTCATCAATTCGCCGAGGATCGGCTAATGACTGTCATCCCAGGTCAAGACTGGCTGGGTACGCCTGGCATCGGCGACGTGAACAGCACCGCAAAGGGTTCCGGCGCTCGCTACAACGTGGGCAAGCCGCAGGTCGACCTTCTCCCGATCGGCGAAGTCGCCTACATGTTGGAAGAGACGCTGGACGATGAGTGTTCCACCGGCACGTTCAACGCGGTTCCTGCTCTCAAGGCGCTCGGCAAGTTCCAGCAGACAGGCTTTGTCGTGCACGTGTACGAAGCCATGAACGCGATGGGACCGGCTCGCGAGACTCTCGTGGAGTGTGCCCAGGTGTTCGAGTACGGCAAGAAGAAGTACGCCGCGTGGAACTGGGCCAAGGGCATGCAGTGGTCGGTTGCGCTCGCCTGTGCTGTCCGTCACCTCCTCGCCATGCACAATGGTGAAATGATCGATCCAGTCGAGCAGAACGGCAGCGGTCTTGCTCATCGTGGCCACGTGATGTGCAACCTCTTCATGCTGTCGACGTTCACCAAAACCTATCCGGAAGGCAACGACCTGCCGATTGGCGTGTTCGACGCGTGATTGTCACCCTGAACAGCTAGACTGAGCGCTAGCTGTTCTTTCATTACTGGGAGTCTCTTTGTCTAAGTTCTACACCCACGTAATGCAGCGTGGTAACTTCATCCTGCATCGCGGCTACAACAACGGTGTTCGCTTCAGCGAGCGCGTTCCCTACAAGCCGTATCTCTATGTGCCCAATGCCAACGGCGAGTATCGCACGTTGAAGGGCAACAAGCCTCTCGCCAAGATCATCTTCGATTCGATCGGGGATGCGCGCGACTTCACAGAGAAGTACGAGGGCGTCTCCAACTTCGAGTGGCACGGCATGGATCGCTGGATCTATCCGTTCCTGTACGATCGCTACGGCGACGGCGTCCAGTTCGATCCGCAGTTCCTGCGCGTCGCGTTCCTCGACATCGAGGTGGACTCCGAGGGCGGCTTCCCGAACATCAAGGCTGCCAACAAGTTCATCAACGCTATCACCTTGTCGGACGGCAAGAAGTACATCGTGTGGGGTCTCAAGGACTACGACACGACGACCAAGCACGAGGATATGCCCCAGGAAGTCTGGGACAACCTTGAATACCGCTGCATGCCGACCGAGTCGCACCTGCTGACGGACTTCCTGCGCACCTGGCGTGACTGGGACTTCGACGCCGTGACCGGCTGGAACACGGAAGGGTTCGACGTCCCGTACATCTGGAAGCGTATCGCCCAGCTGTTCGGCGAGGAAGAGGCGAACAAGCTGTCGCCGTACAACTCGACCAAGAAGCGTACCTTCTTCGACAAGATGGGTCGTGAGAACGAGACCGTCGACCTGCACGGCATCGCGTCGCTCGACTACCAGCAGCTGTACCTGAAGTTCAAGCTGCAGAAGCAGGAGTCCTACTCGCTGAAGGCGATCACCTCGGCAGAGCTGAAGGTGACCAAGCTCGACTACGAAGGACAGGGCTACGAAAGCCTGGACGACCTGTACCAGCGCAACCACCAGATGTTCATGGACTACAACGTCATCGACGTTGCGCGCGTTGTCCAGCTGGACAAGAAGATGGGCTATCTCAACCAGGTCTACGCGATCGCCTACGACGCGAAGATCAACCTGGAAGACTCCATCACGTCCGTGCTGCTGTGGGACGTCATCATCCACAACAAGCTGGCTGGTCGTAAGGTCGCCGTCCCGGCGCAGAAGCGCAACCACAAGGACGAGCAGATCGCGGGCGCTTACGTCAAGGATCCGCGACCGGGCGTGTACGACTGGGGTCTGTCGTTCGACTTGGACTCGCTGTATCCGCACTTGATCATGCAGTTCAACATCAGCCCTGAGACGCTGGTGATGAAGGTGCCGGGCATCAACCCGGACGTGATCCTGGCTGACGGCTTCAACCTGAAGGACTACTGCGACGAAGACTACGCCATGGCAGGCAACGGTGCTCTGTTCCGCAAGGATATCAAGGGCATCTTCACCGAGCTCATGCAGGAGTACTACGACGACCGAAAGAAGTACAAGAACATGATGCTCGACTATGAGCGTCAGCGCGAGGCAGAGAAGCTGGGCGCCAACGACCCGGCGAAGATCGCTGAGTTGACCTCGTTGATCATTCGCTACAACAACCTGCAGGGTGCCAAGAAGGTCGGTCTGAACTCGGCTTATGGCGCGTTGTCGAACGAGTGGTTCCGCTACTACAACGATGATCTGGCGGAAGCCATCACGCTGTCGGGTCAGGTCGTTATTCAGTGGTCGGGGCGTAACCTCAACACCTGGGTCAACAAGGTGCTGAAGAACGACGTCGAGAAGGACTATGTGATCGCGTCCGACACCGACTCCCTGTTGCTGACGTTCAATGACTTCGTGCTGGCGGCGTTCGGTGGCACCCTGCCGGACGATGAGATCAAGATCGTGGACTTCCTGGACAAGGTCGCCAACGACAAGATCAACCCGCTGCTGGATCAGTTCTACCAGAACCTCGCCGTGCGCACCAACGCCTACCAACAGAAGATGCGCATGAAGCGCGAAAAGATCTTCAGCCGTGGACTGTGGACCGGTGCCAAGCGCTACATCATGTTCGTGTGGGACAACGAAGGCGTCCGTTACTCGACTCCGAAGTTCGTCATGGTCGGCATCGAAGCGGTTCGTTCGTCCACTCCTACGGCTTGCCGTGGCTGGATCACCGAAGGCGCCAAGGTCGTGCTGTCACTGGACCAGGAGAAGCTGTACAGCTACATGGAAGAGACGCGTGCCAAGTTTGACGAAGCGCCGTACAGTGACATCGCGATGAATTCGTCGTTCAACAACAAGAAGAACTACGTCTTGGGCGACAAGTCGATTCCGATTGCGGTAGCCTCGGGTCTGAACTACAACCGACTGCTGGTTGAGCGCGGGCTGGAGAATACCAAGCAGCGTGTGAACAACGGTGACCGCATCAAGTTCTCGCGACTGAAGATGCCGAACCCGACGCGTGAAGGTTGGTTCGGTGTGCCGGTCGACTCGTCGAGTGATCTGCTCGGCTTGGAGAAGTACGTTGACCGCGAGTCGTTGTGGAAGACGGGCTTCCTCAGCCCGATGGAAACGTTGGCGGCTTCTGCGTCGTTGCAGACCGAGCGTAGGGCTACACTGGATTCGTTCTTCTGCTGAGTCATTGACCAGCAGAAGTCCTATAATAGCAGACCGATAACAATAACAACAAAGAGGTAACTCGTGGCAAATGCCGATCTCCTGGCGCGTCTCAAGAAGGCGTCCAGCGTCAAAGACTCAGCCATTCTCGACGAATCGAAGATCTTCGGAAAGAAGGACATGATCCCCGTGTCGGTTCCGATGATGAACGTTCTGTTCAGCGGTGAACTGGATGGCGGGTTTACCCCCGGTCTGACCCAGTTCGCGGGTCCGTCCAAGCACTTCAAGACCTCGTTCGTACTGCTCGCCGCGAAGGCGTTCCTCGACAAGTACGACGACGGCATCATCCTGTTCTACGACTCCGAGTTCGGTACTCCGGAGAGCTACTTCGGCTCGTTCGGCATCGACGCCGGTCGCGTGTTCCATACGCCGCTGACCGATATCGAGCAGCTGAAGTTTGACATCATGCAGCAGCTGGATGGTCTGACGCGCAAGGATCACGTCATGATCATCATCGACTCGCTGGGCAACCTGGCTTCCAAGAAGGAAGTCGAGGACGCACTGGCTGGCAAGGGCGCTGCCGACATGACCCGCGCCAAGCAGCTGAAGTCGCTGGGTCGCATGATCACGCCGCACCTGACCCTGAAGGACATCCCGCTCTTCGCCATCAACCACATCTACATGACCCAGGAGATGTACTCCAAGCCGGTCGTGTCGGGCGGCACGGGCATGTACTACTCGGCTGACAACATCTACATCGTCGGTCGTCAGCAGGACAAGGATGGTACGGACCTGTTGGGCTACAACTTCGTCGTGAACGTGGACAAGAGCCGCTTCGTGAAGGAGAAGTCGAAGATCCTGCTGAACGTGACCTTCGACAAGGGCATCAACAAGTGGTCCGGTCTGCTGGAAACGGCGCTCGAGACCGGTCACGTGACCAAGCCCAAGGTCGGCTGGTACTCCAAGGTCGATACCTCGACCGGCGAGATCGCGGACAAGCTGTACCGCGAGAAGGACACGCAGACTGAAGAGTTCTGGGGTCCGCTGCTGGCTGACAAGAGCTTCAAGGAAGCCGTCAAGAAGATGTACAAGCTGGCGGAGGTCGACATGATCGCGCAGTCCAGCGTTTCCACCTCCACCACTGTTGAAGACGAAGGCGACGACGAATGATTGAGCAGACCATCCTGTCCGGTGTTATCAGCGACGAGATCTATTCTCGTCGCGTGATGCCGCACCTCAAGGAAGAGTATTTCCGACAGGATGGCCATCGCATTGCGTTCAAGCTCGCGGAGTCCTACCTGAACAAGTACAACAAGCTCCCGACGCGCGATGCGTTGGGGCTTGACTTGGTCAACTTGAAGGGTCTGTCTCAGTCGGAGTTTGAAGGCGCTGTGCAGGTCATCGAAGCCTTGGACAAGCCGGACGTTGACTACGACTGGCTGCTCGACAACACCGAGACTTTCTGTCAGGACAAGGGACTGTTCAACGCGCTGACTCGCGCGGTCGACATCGCCGACGGCAACGATACCGGCGTGAGCCGTGGTGAGATCCCGAAGCTCATGCAGGACGCCCTGGCGATCAGCTTCGACACCGCCATCGGTCATGAGTTCGTGGACGACGCTGAAGAGCGCTTCGCCTACTACCACGAGCGTGGTGACAAGATTCCGTTCGCCATGGAATCGTTCAACAGCCGTACCAAGGGCGGGTTCGAGCGTAAGACTCTGAACATCCTGCTGGGCGGCACCAACGTCGGTAAGTCGTTGGTCATGTGTTCGCTGGCGGCTGACTATCTGATGAAGGGCTATAACGTCCTGTACATCACGATGGAAATGGCAGAGAAGAAGATCGCTCAGCGTATCGACGCCAACCTGCTCGACACCAACATGGACGACCTGTTGGAGCTGAGCAAGGAACAGTTCCTCAACAAGATCGAGAAGGTACGCGCCAAGCAGCCGGGTCGTCTGGTTGTCAAGGAGTTCCCGACCTCGTCGGCTCACGTTGGTCACTTCCGCCACGTTGTCAACGAACTGAAGCTCAAGAAGAACTTCGTTCCGGACGTGATCGTGATCGACTACCTGAACATCTGCGCGTCGTCGCGTGTGAAGGCTGGTGCGAACGCCAACTCCTACACGATCGTGAAGTCGATCGCGGAAGAGCTGCGTGGCTTCTTCGTCGAGACCAACACCGTTGGCATCACCGCTACCCAGACCAACCGTGACGGCTTCGACAACAGCGACGTTGACCTGACTTCGACCTCCGAATCGTTCGGTGTGCCGATGACGGCTGACTGGATGGGTGCGATCGTGTCGAACGAAGAGCTCGTGGCGTTGAACCAGTACATGGTGATCCAGCTGAAGAGTCGATACGATGACATCAACCGAGCCAAGAAGTTCATGGTCGGCGTTGATCGCCCGAAGATGAGGCTGTACGATGTGGACGCCAGCGTCTACGCTCACCAGCCGGAAGCCAAGAAGGACGACGGGAAGAAGGATTGGAAGGGCAAGAAGTCGGAAGACAAGCCTCTAAATACGTTCGGTGGTAACGAGCCGCGCCGTCAGACGACGCTGATCTCGAGTGCCAACTTCGACTTCTCAGGCTAAGGTGGCACATGGTACGCGTAACGATCGACGAGAGCTTGCCGGAGGATCTTTCCTTCATCACGCTCGCTGCACTGGACTTCTTCGTGCAGAATTTCATGGATCCGAAGGCAGCCAAGGCGGTCAAGCACATCACGGTGAAGGTAGACAAGGTTGAAGGCGGAGACGTTGCACAAGTCGACGCCATCAACTACCCTGAGAAGCTGGCCAAGCCCAAGAAGTACAACATCGTTCTGGGACATAAGTACAAAGACATCCAGATCGATCGCTACCTCCGTACACTGTTCCACGAAATGAAGCACATCGAGCAGTATGCGAGTGGTCGCCTGGGCTACACGAAGCGCGACTGGGATTGGAAGTGGTTGGGCAAGAGGTGGTCTACGGAGTCTGAATACTGGCTCCAGCCGTGGGAACAAGAGGCACAGGGCGTGGAGTTGAGCGCACTGATGCTGTTCCAGAAGCACTTCCCGGAGTTCCGGGTTCTTACCGGGCGCAAGCCCAAGTACAACGGGCGCGCCAAGTCGGGTTGGAAACCTCTGCAAATTCAACCACTTACGAATCCTGTAAAATCAAAGACTTAGC